CACTAGAACCTAAATCTAGCGTGTCTACCAATTTCACCACAGGCGCATTAATGGTGCTCCCACACGGACTTGAACCGCGGACCTACTGATTACAAATCAGTTGCTCTACCAACTGAGCTATAGGAGCGTTATATACTGTTTTATTTATCATTGTCCTACATTAACTCTAATGCTTGACATAACTTTTTCATTATTACGATATTGCTTTTGGCTTACAAACTCATATCGGTAGTAGTCTAAAGAAGGTACTTCAACCACTGTAAGGTAACCGTCAATTCTACGTGTGTTTGATTGTACATACTCTGTAGAACATTGTTGTTGCTGTTGGTATCCAACAATAACTCTCTTTGACTTACCTTTGTCTGCACTGATAATTCCGCCTAATACTGCGCCAGCAGCGGCTCCATTATCTTTGCCAGTAATACCTTTTCCTAATAGTCCACCAATAATCATTCCACCAAGAACGTCAGCACCACTAGCACCACTACGTTGCGTTTGGCCATAAATTGGAACATCAACAGTTCTACAGGTCTGTTTAGGAACACTTGATACATCATTGCTGTAAATAGGTGCACTTTTAATAACAAATCCTTCTCTCTGGATAACTGTTGTACCTGCTACAGCGAATGAGCTTGTTAGCATGATTGTTGCAGTAAGGGCTGATAAAAATAATTTTTTCATTTCTTTCTCCTATGAAAGTTCTGGAAACATTTGTTTCACATAGTTGCGTACAATAATTTTAGTTTCACTATCTACATCAAAGACAGCTTCAGTAGGGCTACCTGTGCCTAGTACCAGTATCTCATCTTTTGCAAGTTGAAATAGTTGTCTTTTATTAAGTTGTTGTACCTTATTTAGATTAATATTTTGGTGCTTTATTGCACACAGAATATAATCTCCTACATCAGTAGCACTTAAAGGCACTTCTATTTTTGCATTGATACGCTTAACACCGTCAGCGTATTGAGTAGCTCGCATTTGATTTAAACTCCATCTTCTTTTAATTACACTACTAATATAACAGTAAGACACTTAGGTGTCAAGTAAAAAAGGTTACTTTTTTTAATTTTTTTTAGCTGGTTGCATATCCGTTATTACCAAGCACTTGTTGCGCCCAAGGATATTTAGGTAGTCCAGTTCTACTACCATTAGAGCCCCATGCTACTTTGGATCCACGAATATCAATATGCGTAAATGTATTATATATTCCTATGGCTGTAAATCCACTATCAATTGCTGCTTGAATAAATTCTTGGCGTTGCTGTTGTGTAAGGCCGGTTTGTACAATATCAACTGCATTACCTTGCATGTGTTGGCTTTTCTTTGCTCCACCAACACTTGAATTATATTCTGGGCTTCTATAGCCACTTGTTACTGTAAGTGCATATCCTACAGTTTGGCTTAAATTTTCTAAATTAGATACAACCTGCGGCTTAACTCTAGTGTCTACATGAGATAACCATATAATATATTGGCCGTCCTCGTTGCTAGGTTGTTCACTAGCTGTTTCTTCTACACCATCTCCTGTATCTGAAGCTGGTGCTGGAATAGGGCCTGCTTCTTGTGTCACTGGACTTATATTGTTACGTCTAGACGAAGATATACCTCCGTCCCCGTACTCCAAACCTTCTTGCGTAGGATCAGTCCAATCTTGGATCTCTACTTGTTCTTCTGGACTAATAAAAACAGGCCTACTAAACACATTAGTATTAATAGTGACAGCAACATCGCCCACAAATACATTACCACTTCCAGAAGCTGAATGCCCGCAAGTTGCATTGTCTCCTGCATTACATACTGCAATATTACCAACAAAAACATTTGCTGATCCTGCTATCATTGTAGGACTGCTATGGGGGCTTAGTCCATGCCCAGCCACATTGTCGCCATTCACTATAACTTCTTCATTATTTGCAAATACAGTTGACTGACTTGGAATTAAGTCGCCTCCTGCTGCATCGTTATCGCGACATATGCCTGGCATTAAACTGTTACAATTCCTGTTGTTGCTTTGGTATACATGTCTGCTGCATCTTTTGCAGTTCTAACTGTAACCATAACACTATTTATTTGCACTTTATAACTAGACGTTGGATCAGTAGTAAACATAAAGGGTGCAAGTCCAACTCCGCCGCCATCGCCAGATACTAACATCATTGGTTTTTTAATCGTCATAGATGACGTTCCTTTTTTCTCCAGTCGAGCAATTACTTCTTCGCCGCTTGTTAATTTAATACTAATCACATCGCCTACTTCATAAGGCTTTTCAATAATCATAAGGTAAATCCTGTTCCGTTAAAATTTGTTGTTTCAATATAGGTAAGAAGTTGCTCATACCCACCAATATTATTTCCATTGATAAACACTTGTGGAAATGTTCGAGCTGTTGGAGCAACTTCCATTAAATCTTCTCTTGTAAAGTCTTCATCGAGCATTTTTGCTTCAAACTCAATATTCATTTTTTCGAGCAAAGCCTTTGCTTTTACGCAATGAGGACAATGCTGTTTGCTATAAACTGTTACGCTTGTCATAAACTAAATCCTTTAAAAGTATCTTCTGATACGTCTTGTTTTACGCCGCCTTGTACATAAGAACTAATTTCTGTTTCTTGCGGTGCCACTTGTACATCTGATCCACTAATCCATTTTTGTGTCCATGGTAGTGGGTTTGCTTGTGTTGTTGTATATGGACATTTAAGACCTAAGGATGTCATACGCTTACAACAGATCCATTCAATATACCTATGCAATAGCTCTGTATTTAAACCAATCATAGAACCATCTTTAAACAAATATTGTGCCCATTCTTTTTCTTGCTCTACAGCTTCAACAAACATATCAGTAATATCTTGTTCACAGTCTTTTGCAATTTGTGCAAACATTGGATCTTCCTTAGGTAGAACTTTTGTTAATGTATACTGTGTTGATGCAAGATGCACATTTTCATCACGTGCAATAAATTTGATAATTTTTGCGTTACCTTCCATCTTTTTAAGTTCAGCAAAAGCCCAACTACATGCAAAGCTAACATAAAATCGAATACCTTCTAATACATTAACGCTATTTAGACACATCCAGATTTTACGCTTATGATCATATTCATTTAGTTCTACTTTCTTTCCATTAACTGTGTGCTTACCATAACCAAGTAATTCAACATATTGACTATATTCAATTAAATCGTCATAATATTTGCTGATAGAATCTGCACAATCTGTAATTTCCTTACTGTCCATTAGCGTATCAAAAACTTTGCTAGGATCATTATACACGTTACGGATAATATGTGTGTAACTGCGTGAGTGAATTGTTTCACTAAATGCCCATGTTTCGATCCAAGTTTCTAGTTCTGGCAATGTTGTAATAGGAAGTAATGCTAAGTTAGGACTACGACCTTGAACACTATCAAGTAAAATTTGTCTTTTTAGATTGCTTGTAAAGATATGCTGTTCATGTTCTGTAAGATTTTTAAAATCTTTACTATCTTTACTAACATCTACTTCTTGAGGAAGCCAAAAGAAACCCAATTGTTTCTCTGTAAGTTTATCATATTGTTTATATTTCAATACATCATATCGTTGCATGCCTAGTCCCTCGTCTAGAAATGCATTTGCTTGTGTATGATGTTTTTCTTGTTTTATGTTTAATACTGACATGTTGTTTTTCCTATATTACGCATGCATCACAGCCGTCGTCATCAATTTGACCCTGTGCTAATTCGTCTTGGTTTTGCTCGTCAAAGGTAATCTCACCTTGACCATCATTGGTATTAAAATAATAAAGTTGCTTGCCGCCATACTTGTAGAACAGCAACAAATGCTGCAACATAGTACTCATTGGAATCTTTTCATCTTCATAAAATGCAGGGTTGTAGCTAGTGTTTACACTAATACCCTGATCTATATATTTTTGTAGTACGGCTACAATCTTTAAATATCCTTCAGGACTTCTCTGATCCCAAAGCAAATCATACTTATTTTTATACTTGTGATAACCAGGAACAACTTGTTTCAGGACACCATGTTTACTTTGCTTTACACTTACAAATGCACGTGGAGGTTCAATACCATTTGTACTGTTACTAATCTGTGCTGAAGTTTCTGCAGGCATTAATGCCATTAATGTACTGTTTCTAATTCCGGTTTCTTTTAATTGTTTTCGTAGACCTTCCCAATCCATACGTTCAGTATGAGGAACGAGTTCGTCTACATCTTGTTTATATGTTTGATTTGGTGTAATACCATCTCCATATTTTGTTTCGCTTACACCTGATATAGCACCTTTTTCAACTGCAAGATTTGCACTTGCTTTGATTAAGTAATATGACCAAGCCTCTGCCCATTCATCTACCAATGCTAATCCGTCTTGATCGATATACTGATAAGTAATATCGTTTTTTGCTAACCAATAGGCAAAGTTTACAATACCAACACCTAATGGTCTACGTTTCATTGTGCTAAGTTCTGCCGCTATGATTGGATAGTTTTGGTAGTCTAATAATTGATCCAATGCACGTACTGCAAGGTCGCAAACTCTTTCAAAATCGCTAGTATGTCTAATATTACCCCAATTGATAGCTGCTAATGTGCATAAGCTAATTTCGCCCTCTTCATCAAATACATGACTTAAAGGTTTTGTAGGAAGATCTATTTCTTGACATAAATTACTTTGGTGTATAGGAGCAATATCTTCTTTAAAGCTACTATGCGTATTTGCATGATCTACATTTTGTAAATAAATTCTGCCTGTGTTTTTACGCTCTTCCATAAACAAGCCAAATAGTTCACTTGCTTTTATCGTTTTTTTACGAATCTTTGTATTACGTTCTGCTGTTTCGTAAAGTTCTTTAAATTTATCTTGATCGTTAAAAAATGCCTCATATAATCCTGGAACGTCATGAGGAGACATTAATGTAATATCCCCACCTGTAAGTAGGCGCTCGTACATTAGTTTATTAAACTGTACGCTATAATCCATATGTCTTACACGGTTATCTTCTGTGCCTTTATTGTTTTTAAGCACCATCATATCTTCTACTTCGTAGTGCCAAACAGGAAAATGTAATGTAGCGGCGCCACCACGTACACCGCCTTGGCTACATGATTTAACTGCACTTTGGAACATTTTATAGAAAGGAATAACACCAGTATGTGCAGTATCTCCATTACGCACAGGGCTACCAATAGCACGAATGCTACCTGCACCAATACCAATGCCTGCTTTTTGGCTTACATACTTTACAATAGATGAGCTACTAGCGTTAATACTATCAAGGCTATCATCAGTTTCAATAAGTACACAAGAGCTGAATTGCCTCTGCGGTGTACGTAATCCCGCCATAATAGGAGTAGGCAAACTAATATCAAAATTACTACTAGCATCATAGAAATCCTTTACATATTTCATTCTTGTTTCTTTTGGATAGTCTTGGAACAATGTTGCTGAAATCATCATATAAGCAATTTGTGGAGTTTCGTAAATATCACCAGTTACACGATTTTGTACTAGATACTTTCCACGAAATTGTTCCATACCAACATATGAAATATTTTCGTCTCTATCATGTTTGATATAACTATCTAATTGTTCAATTTCATCATCAGTATAAACAGAAAAAAAGCACTCGTCATAATATCCAAGATCCACATTGTTACGTGCTACTTGTGCAAGTGGAAGAGGGTCAAACTGACCATATACATTTTTACGCAGGTGGTAGTTAACAAGACGACCTGCTACCCATTGATAGTTAGGAGTATCTTCGCTAATCAGATCTGCGGCAGCTTTAATAAGAGTTTCTTGTACATTTGTTGTTTCTATACCATTATAAAACTGCAAATGACTACGAATCTCTACTTCACTAGCACTTACACCAGTTATTCCTTCGCATGCATAAAATACAACATTGTGCATTTTTTCTAGATCTAATTCTTCTTTACTTCCGTCCCTTTTAACTACATTTATTTTTTTGTTCATTTCATCTCTCAAATTATATCTTTTATTCTTACTTCATTTTTTATAGTTACACTAGATAGAACGTCAATACTACTGACACCACTATAACTATAGCGCAAAACATGTTCATTGTCAATAACAACAATTAACTTTTCAAATGTTTTCTTGTCATCTATAACAACAAGAATATTAGTATTTTCTATTCCTGACAAATACAAAGTATATGCCAATCCTAGCGTAATTGAGTCTTCATCAAAGTCTCCAGACCATACAAGATCCCAAGGCTTTAACCAAGAGCTACTATTGTGTATATCTAAAAATCTTGATGCAATGGGGGCAGATACCCACATATCCAGACAAGCCTTTATGACTGTTTTTGTATCACAGTCAGACAATTCTTTCCTAAAATTTCTCCATTTTTTAAGACGCTGTTGAGGTGGCAGAAGCCAAATATCGTGCATTTTAACCTACAGAGACGTTAGGGTTTCAAAAGATTTTTCAATATAGTTGAAAAGTATGGTTCCTACATATGTAGTATCATACATTAGTGTAAATTCTTTATTAAGAGGATCAATACTAAAGTCTACATCTAGTACTGCTCCATTCATGTCATAACTGTCTTTAATAGTAAATGTGTTGTTATCTTGTATAAAAATATTCAGTGTGCCACTTCTAAATTCAGCTGTGGCTGGAATATTTAAGCTATACTCTAATGAAATTTTATTTTTCACATCACTATGAAAGACAATATTTGTAGATTCTGTAGTTCCTGCAGGACCTTGTTTAGTAAGCTCTACGGCTTTTAATCCATCTGCACTTCCATCATCATCTACATAACTAGTAATTTCCTTGTTCCAATAAAATGTAAAAGTTTCTGTACTAGGTACCACTCCCAATCCATGTGGAAAATAAAGCATCCCATTACTATCAGTATTGATATCAGCTGCTAATATTTCTGTTGATACTCCTTGGTCATCAACAATTACAATTTTATATGAACTTTGATATGCTTTGTCAATATCTACACTTTTACTTGCTGAATTAAATTTTGTAGGAAAATCTACATATGCTACAGTCGCATCACTGTTTACTGTGCTAAGTGTTCCCACAATAGGTTCTTGACCTAAAAATAGACGTTGCTCATCTTTTGCTAATCCAAACTCACCAGGTGACAAGAATGGCATCTGCATTAGATTGCCTTTTCTAATTAATTGTTTGCTAATAATTGTTGTTGACATTTTTTACATACCTTATCTGTATCATGTATTTATGCTACATGCTATAAAATTCTACTAGTCTTTCGCCCCATTTTTCTGCCCACGTATAAAATTCTTTTCCTTCAACTTCAAACAGCTGAAAATTGCAATCTCTGCTACACATGAAAATTGCAATGCTTTCTATTTTTGTTTCAAACATTTCATTATGTGCTAATGCATATGCGGCACCTTGCAGGAAATAATCGTCAATCCATTCACGCTTTTTGGGTTTGTTGGTTTGCTTAAAGTCCATAATAGTTGGCTTACCTTTATACATACCAACCAGGTCTGTTGTGCCAGCATATAAATTTGCTGCACACAAATTAACTTCGCTTCCCCACACTTCATCTATATTGTCTTGAATACTTGTTTTTACTTTTTCTGCCATTAGCTTTGCTTGTAGCAAATTATCACCGGTATATTCTTCATTTTTGGACCAGGACTCTAACATGTTGTGCATAATAGTGCCAACATTTGCAGCTTCTGTTGTTATTTTTTGAGCATTTTCCACACCCACACGTTTTTTCCAGTTCGCAAGGGCTTGTCTTTTTTCTTTGGGCTTTGTTTTATCCAGTATAGTTGTAACACTAGGTACCGGTTCACCATAGGGATTTTCGTAGAGACGCTTGCCATCTACACTCTTCCTTTTTAATTCTTGATAGGGATAGGGGGTATTTAATTTTAACATACCGTATTGTATTATATATACACGGTCAAGTCAATGCTTTTATTACATCTTCCTGCGATAAAATGTATTCTTCCAACAGTATCTTATTACCTTTAAATGTTAGATGATTATCATCTTTAGATTTCTCAATACCATGTTCTACTAGCTCGTGTTCATGGTTGACACCAGCATACACTTTTAAGAAGTCTATAACTGTTTCAAATCCTATATTAGTAGTAACTGTTGTTTTTGGCACTGGGCCTTTTGACCATATGTTATGCTCAGGAGACCAATGTAATACAAACAAATTATCAAACAGTTGATTGCTTAATATATTAGTATACCAAATATCCTCATACGCCCTTCTTGCATAAGTGCTATAGTAGTTTTTGTAAAGATCCTGTCCCATTTTAATTAAACCAGTTACTTCCTTAGAAGTATGACATCCGCTAGATACTTCTACCCTACCACTTATATTTCCCCAAAGATAAGGAACAGTTAGATTCGCTTCTTCCCAATTTTCACCGTACGGCTCTGTATGAAAATCAAACAAATCTTTAAAATAGCTTTTAGAGTCAAAATCATGATCATTTTTAGCATCTAATAAAAATGCCCATCTTCCTGAATATGATCTATTTAAAAAGACAGTATCAGCTCCCCACCGTTTAGCGTCTTGCATGCACCATTCAAAGTACTCCAAGCCTCTTCCGCCTTCGCTATAATTTCTATATTGGTGCTGTGGGTATTTTTGTGACATTTGCCATGTCCAACTATCTTTGCCTATCATTCCCCTACATTGAAAGCAGGAAAAATGGCTACAACCTATAAATGCAATTTTTTTAGTCATTTACCAAAAGATATGCCACTTAAAGGTTGTTTGTGTAGTTGTGTTTGTTATGCGTTCAATTTTGTATCCAAGTCCACTAAAGTACCTTTCAACTGCATTCATTTGATTAACAAGGGCTCTATCAACAATAGATCCCTGCCAAGAATTAAAGTATGATTCACTTGTTGACGTTGAAGGGGTACTTTCCGTCATTGTAGTGCCATCAATTACATAGCTTTCAAATTTACCTAGGCCACTGTCTGTTATAATTTGTCTCATAATAGCAGTTTGTTCTTCAAACACAATCATGTCTTGAGAACTTTTTGCTCTAGCCTGGGCTGCATTTAATCCTATAGTCATTTACCTAACTCTTTCTTTACTTGCTTACGAGCCATCTTGTCAATCTTATTGTCTTGTTGTTCTGGATCTGGTTCATCATTATTTCCATCGTTTTCTCCACCATGGAAATGAACTATACCGTTTGATACATTGTCAACAATATCTAAGCTATCTAATAAAGATATAAGTGTACTACTATCTGTATCGTGTCCAGATTTCTGTAGTTCGTCAATCAATGCGTCTAAAGAAACAGTATTAAGTCCCTCTGCATCCAACATTGTTACTAGATCCAACACTTGATCTTTTATTAGATCTGAATAGCGCATTATTTTTTTAACTTTGCAAACTTAGCTTTAAGATCTTGCTTAGAAACGGACTCTTTCATTTCTCTGCCTTCTGCATCACTCATGTCGTCTGCAGCATCTGCACCACCAAAATCATCTCCCATATCAACATCTACATCCATGTCATCACTAGGTGCTGGTGCATCCATTGGTGCATCCATTGGTGCATCCATATCTGTTGATACTGGTGCTTGGCCTTGTGCCGCTAATACTGCGTTACTAACACCTTCGTTAGCTGACTTGACTGCTTCTAGTGCGCCACTAATTGCTGATTCAGCTGCTTGGTTAAATGCTTCCGCTTCTTCTGGACCAACTTCCTCTTTCATAGCATTTGTTATACTCATTAGGTCTTCAACTTGCATACTTGCTAAGTTTTCTGCCATTTTTTGTAAATCATCTGCCATTTGTTTTGCAGCTAATAATACTTCTGCTGTGTCAAGATCTGCTGACTCTGTAAGATTTCTTTCTTCTAATACAGATTCAAAACCCTCTGCAATTAATAATAGTTTCTGGAAGTCTTTGTCTGTAACGTCTATACCATTAGAGCGAAGTTTATTAATTTTGCCCTGTGTAGATTCGTACATAGTTTTTAGTTTTTTTGTATCTGCATTAAAGTTAATATTTGTACCAAATAAATCTTTTAGTACTCTATTAACGGTATTAACACGATTTTCTTGTAATTGAGTTAAATTCATTTTGTTACCCCTATAATTAAGTTATATTGTATTTATCGTTTTTTTGAAAAAACACTACAGTAAATTCTTTATTTGCTTTTTGTAAGCATTCATTTTAGACAGCGCAGACGTTTGTTTTGCTAGTGCAATATCTTTTTTAAATTGTTCGTTTAAAGTTCTAACTTTTACTTTATACATAGCTGCCTCTGCAAGATGTGATCCGTAACGCCCGTCTAAATCTAAAATTTTATTTAATTTTGTGTTATCATTCATAAGAGACTTAACTATGCCCATAGCACTTTCAAATAAACAAATATCCTGATATATTACACCAGATGTATCTGATATATTATAAAACTTTTTACTAATACCTTCAGCAACTCTCTTTTTAACAATGTCAATACTATACTGTCCATTAATATTAATATTATTTTCTTTAATATTAGCTGCACTTAATTCTGGATTAGCTTTAGATTCGTTTACAACTTTTTTAGTTGCATCTTCTGCTGCATTTTGTAATTTTGATAAAATATTATACATTTCTGTTGCATTGTTAGAAACATTACCAGGAATAGTAGTACCATCTGGATGTACAGATGGCTCTTTATGCTGTGCATTTTCTAAGTTCTGTAATATTTTTAACATTTCTTGTGATTCTTGTGACATTTTATATTCCACTTCTTCTCATAAAATAAACTTTTTTATTTTCTATTACTCGTTTAACTAACCCCTTGTTAACAAGGTTTTGCATTAGATAAGCGTCTCGATCATTTAATTCATCTTTGCATGTTTTATCCATTAAGTTTTCGTACACTTCATTTTCGTGTAAACTTACAAACGTAGGAATGCCACCTGGAGCCATTAAATTTTTCATTAACGTCTCCCAAATGCAAGTTGTTTCAACCGTTCAAGCTCTTCCCTATTTCGTCCTATTTCCGCTGAATTAGAATTAATATTATTAGTGTTCATACCACGCACGTCTGTTGGTGGTGGTGGTGAAGGTACTCCGGTTCGTTGTTTATTGTTACCAGCTATTTCTCTACCTTTTGCAGTTGCATCTCTATTGGCGTCCTGCTGTGCGTTATTTGCACGTCTATTGGCATTTTGCTGTTTTGTATTCATAGAACGCTGTTGAGCGTTTTGGGCACCATATGGTGTTATTGCTTCTTCTACATCTGTTAAGCTAAAAAAATCTGAAAATGAATTAACATCATCATCTTTTAGCGCACCTGCTAAATTCATATTATCACTAAAAGACAGACCACGTACAATCTTAGATACTTCTTTTTCATCTAGATCATGATCAAAATGTTCTTTAGCAAATTGAATTACTGTCTTAACTAAATTACCGCTTATAAGTTTCATCTTCTTCTACTCTTATTTAATCTTGCTACAATTTTACTCGCTGGGTTAACTCGCTTAGTGCGTTGTGCTTTTTTCATCATACGAGCACCTTTTGCCATCTTTGTTCTCTTTAAAACAAAACGTTTTTTAAGATCAATAGGTGCGGCGCATTGGCTAGGATTGCTTACTACTCTACCTGCTCTAGCGCCTACTGTACATCTAAATTTTGTAGTAACTGTACGTCCACGTCTTGCAAAAACTACCTTTGCTTCTGTAACAATAGTATTATATGACTCATTAAGTATCATATTAAACCGCCTGTAGGTTTAATAGTAATAATACTACTGTTGACAATAAGCCCATTATAATTGTTGCTGCTGCCCCCAATACCACTTTATTATTACTATTTTTTTCTAAATTTTGTTTATCTGCCATCTTACCTACATTGTGTGCTAATGTGTCTACCTTAGACTCTAACCGTTTTAAATTTTCTTCTAACACGCGATACCTCTCTGCACATAAGTCTACATGTGCTTCTAGATTTTCACGCTCTAGTCTTGACTGTTGCATTGCCATTTTAAGATTCCTTTTACGGCAGCGTCTTAATGAGCTGATTTATCCGTAGTACCTCTTGATACTAACTATACTTGTATTTATGCCTATTCATGATATTGAAAGCATGTGTTTTTATATTCAGGCGAATATGTATCCACTTGCTCTGGATTAAATTTTGATTTTTCTTCTAAGCCAGTATGTATGGGCATATAGTTAAAATCTTGGTATAACAGCTCGGTAATATTTCCTTCTTTATTCCACGGGAATGTAGCTTCTGGCACAAACATAAGAGACCACACAGTACTTGTTTTATTAAATAATGAACCAAAGTTATATTTTTCTAATTTTGTACGTTTTTTTATGTCTATTTTATAATTCAGAACTTGTGTACGCATTCCTATAATCTGTAGGAATGTATTTAAATTTTGTTCTTGATGAAATCCTATATGATCACTCTTGGGAGTAATTACTCCTGAATTAGTAATATCTATTAGAGTATGGATGGTATATACTTCATCACCATCTATTTTTTGCAATTTTCCTACCTTATTTAATTAATTTACCTGCGGCATAACCTGCTGCAAACGCACCTGCACCACGTGCAACTCTACGTGCAACCTTACCAACTTTACTAGGTGCAATAGCAAGATTATTTTTACTTATAAATGTATTCATTAGAGGAGCAATATCGCTACGCCTTGCACTCGTTCTAAAATATTTAGTTATTTGTGTTCCTACTAGCTGTCGTTGTGCAGTAGTGAGTGTTGGCCAATCCTGTACTAATCTTCTAGTAGCCCTTAGTTTTGGATCCTGTATTGCCAAATCTTTTTCCATTTTAAAAAAGAATGCCTTGGCTTGGCCACTTGTGACATTACCGTTTTGTATACCTTGCATAAATTGCTTAATACGAGCATCGTTTACTTTAACTTTGTTTAATAGTAGGCTATCTTTTTCCCCACCTAAAATTCCATTAGGCTTTTTAAGTGTAAACAATGTTTGATACAAGTCAGTGCCACTTGGACTTGGAGATCCAAAGTTTCCTCGTTGTATAGTTCTTTTTGCATACTCTTTTGCTACTGGTGCATATTCATAATCATTAGACATGGCGTACAGACTCATCATGCTCATAAACACATGATCTGTTATGCCTCTTGCACCATCGCTTTTAATTTGATTTCTTGTTTTATACATACGTGCTTCGCCCAA